GCTCCGGGCTTAACGATTGCGTTCACGAACTGCTGGTATGGTGTTGTATTACTCATGTGTGTATGTGTTGTAGTAAGCTGATCCGAAACATCCAGACTCTGCAAGGCGAATCGTATAGCCTGCTCGGTGTTTAATCCATGCGTCCAGTTTCTTCTTTGTCAATTCAATTGGATGACCATCATGTGGTGGAACGTCAATCCATTCAAAGATGCGAAGTGTTTTTGCTGACTTCAATGCGTTCTGAATAATCAGTTCTGGATCGTCGGTATGCTGGAGGCAATTGTATATCCATGCCTCATCAAACCCTTCTTCAATCACATCCTCACCGCGAAAGACCAAGCAATCAATTCCCTTTGCTGCATACCTGTCATACGTCCACTTTGGATACTCCAGCGGATCAACAACCAGTCCTGCGCCAAGGTTAATCGTCTTGAGCAACATCGATGTAGGCCCACCGCCAATGTCAATGATCCTTGCGCCTGCTACGTCAAACGAGTAGCCAACCCGATTCAAGCCCATGTATCGAGCATAGACGTAGTGCTTCTGATCCTCGTCAAAAGTGTTGCAGCAGTCTCCCCAGTATGCCGATTCAAACGTGTAGTCACTCATATAATGCTTGGATAAAACCTTGTCATTGCGTCAATTCCGTTGCCTTTGGCATACCATCCCTCGCCAGTGTAGACATCAAGGACATCCTTGAAATACTTCTCATACATTGGCGCAACATTATCCAGCGTAAAGTTTTCACCGAACTTGCGGCAGTCATACGGGTTGATCTGGTCGCAATTTGCGACCGCATCCACGAAGTCACCCATAGTGCGGCAGCGATAGCCTGTAATGCCATGCAGGTTGTTTTCTGCGAATGATCCCCAATCAGTGGTTATGGTAGGTGTGCCTGATAGCAGGTTCTCGATCTGAACGCCTCCGAATGGCTCGATATACATCGATGGTAGGAACGATGCTCTTGCGCCTGCCATGAGCTTCCTGCGCGTTGCTACGTCTGCATAGCCCACATACTCCACATGGCTCGGTAGCTTGTAGCCTTCCTCCTTCTGACCTGCTATCACCAACTTGACTCCTGCGCGTTCTGTTGCCTGTATAGCCACGTCAACGCCTTTGCCAGAGTAAACCCTGCCTAGGTAGAGGAAGTAGTCTTCCTTCGCGCTATTGTAGTCGAAATCGTCAACATCGAAGTAGTTTGGGATTACGACATCATACCAGTCTTGCTTGCATGAACCAACGGCAGATAGTCCGTAGTAGGCATGGTATATGGCATAGCTCTCGAACACCTTGAACCTGCACCAGTGACCACCAGCGTAGCCAATCCCCGGCTCCACCGCTATAAGGTCAGGATGAGCGTCTACCACTGGACGAACACCAGAACCCCAGAACGGCAAGATGAAGTCATGCTTGCGCTTGCGCTTGCCTACCTCACGAATGGCATTGGCGAAGAACGTCTGATATGCATGGTCATTCATGTCGAACTTGAAGAACGTCTTGCGCCAGTCATGCGAACCATAGGACTTCTGGAAGTCATCGTTGGTCAGAACGCTAACGTGTTCCGTGCATCCCAGAACGCTATCCTCATGCCCGTAGTGGATGACCTCATGCCCACGATTAGTCATCATCTTGCCGAATTTAACCACCTTCTGCGTATACGCGCAGGCATTAAACTCCTTGCTTGTAACTGTGTGCGGAAGTCCTAATATATGGAATCTCATTTGTTTATTATTTTTTCTCCGTCAACGTAGTTACCTCGATATACCTCCTTGCCATCTTCGTAGACGATGAACTTGGATGGTTTGGTTGAATGATCCCATCTGGACGTAATCTTTGGCTTATGCTTGGCCTCAGTGCGTGTCAGTGCCTCATACATATTCCATGAAGACTCTCCTGCATGAAAACAAGCTTTGGCATCATCGATTGCCTCCTCCAGTGCCAGAATGTAACAATTATCCTCCGCTGCATTGCGGCGAAGTGCCTTGATGGTGGTTTTAAGCCCATCAATCTCGTCCTCGATTTCCATTGTATATGGCTTGCCAGCAAGTAATTCGGCGGCAGTTTCAGTTGATAACTTCATATAATCTATGTAGTAGATAATGGACTACTTCTTGCCCTGTTCAAGCGTAAGTGTCTCAGCGTTCTCCAGTTCGATAATTTCCACGTCATTTCCACGGGACGGGACATTGAACGATAACGTCAGGTTCTGGTTGTTGTTACTCTCCAGTTCGATCTTGTCGCCATACTTCTTGGGAGCGATCTTGCTTGATGCCCACTTAAGCGCATCCATGCGTAATCGGCCAATACTCGCATCGTGTGCGCCAAAGGATTCGTCGATGATCATCTCGGCGTAATAGTCTGCCTGACGAACTCGCGCCTGTGCGTATTGCTCCTTGAAACTTTCGTTGTTATCAAGCCACCTGTAGATAGCAGATGAAGCTGGCATATGCTCATCCAGCACCATTTTCCTTAGTGTTTCGCCATGTGCGAGACGTTCGCAAATCTCATCAGCTATTGCCTGAGTGTAAATTGTCGGTCTTCCTTGCTTATTTTTCGGTTTTGTAACTTCTTCGCTCATAGCTTACTTGTAATGCGTGCTAAAATAATTGTCAAAAATGTCTTGACGAGTTAAAAATTATCAGCTTAAAATTAGCTCCGCAGTTATTGATTGCTTGTTGCTTGTTGAAGCTGGTTGTAATCCGTTATCAAGTATGATTGCGGTATCTTAAATTGAATAAGCGGATCATTTGATTTACCAAATATTCTCAACTGAAACTGAGGATATTGTTTTCTGAATCGTTTAATTTTAGTTTTGCTTCTTGAGTCCATCCAGCCTTTAACCTCGTGATATTCTGTTGTGTTGTCGATTAAAGTCAATTCAAAGTCAGGAAGATATGACATTGCTCCTCGTTTAATCCCTGTAAACCAGAATGTCTTTGGCTCGTGATTCCAGTCTTTTATTATTTGTTTTTCTTTAATTGATTGGAGCCAATTTGCGTGAGTTATTTCCCATGATGACCGAGCATAGAATTTCTTGCCACCTATTTCAGCCCACTGGGATTTCCATGATCCTCGTTTTACGTTTGGTGCGAGCGTTCCGTATTTTTGAACTTTAGTTTTCATTGTTCTTTCTATTTGCTCAATTGGAATTGTTTTACCTTTTTGCAACTTGGATAAATTATCTTTTACTTGTTGCGTATGAGTTTTACCAAGCATTCCTTTTGGATGACCATTTTCTTTTATGAATTGTTTTGATCTTTCGGATATTTGTTTTTTCTGTTCTTCAGACCAAATTTGTTTTCCTCTATTTTTGTTTGGTTTGCCAATTCTTTGATCGTTTGCTTTTTTGAATTGATCTGAATATATTCCAATTCTAATTTTTGATTGGTGTTGTTTGGCTGAGTCTGATCTTGGCCTAACACCTCTTGGAGATGTTACATTTAATTCGTTGGCTTTGCAGTGAATTGATGCCATTGATCTTCCGATGTCTTTAGCTAATATAGATAAATCAAATATATTTTCTGGAGTGTTTTGATAGTAATGAATTAGCTTCTGCTTCTCAGGTTCAGACCAATACTTTGGTTTTATGGAATATGATCCATCTTGGTTGAGTTGGTAGCCTTTAGCGGCGAGTTGATCTGTTGTCCAGTTCATATCTTGTAAACCTTTTCAAATATGTTTTTACTGAACTTGAATCGCTTCAGTTTATTATCTTTGAATGTTTCGTAGAACTTAATGCTGCCGTGGAATAGGTCAGTTGTGATAATGAATCTTTTAGGCAGAACATAAACTTCTGCCGACAGTGGATCACCTTCTTCGTCAAGTTCTGAGAACAGTTCAATTTCATTTGATGAATTGAGTATAGTTATCGTGCCATCAGACCACTTGGCAATGTATGTATTATTCATTTATTGGTCAGCGTTTTTTCGGATAATTCATAAAATTATTTTGGCGGATTTTTTCATATTGAGAGACGCTGTAAGTATTTGAAGATTATTTGCTGTATGCGTTCCATTTTTTGAAATCGGTATGATGTGATCAACATGAAAAGGAATACCCGTGCATTTGCTGATTCTTTGTGCAGTTTTGTAAAAAGTATTCATAATTTTAATGATTTTTGGGTTTTCTTCGGTTAATTTTAATTTATTTTTTCGTTTAAGTTTAACATCTTTAACTTTAGCGGGATTATCTTTGCGCCATTGTTTTTTGCGTTCAGCTTCACGTAATGAAAATTTTTTCCTGTATTTACTTTCAGACTCTTTAACTTTTTCTGGATGTTCTTGCCTGCGTTTTTTTTGACGTTCTTTTTCTGCTTTATTTAAGAGTTCCTTGTTATTTTTTCGGTATCTTGCACTATATTCCTTTTGATACTCTTTATTTTTTTCTGTATTTCTAAGTTTCCAAGCTAAAAACCGAATATACGCTTGTTTTTGTTTTATTTCATCTGATGCCATACTTTTAAGTATGGTGTTTTTTAGGATGGTGTCAATAAATAAAAATTGGGGCTGTGGTTTTTGGGGTCACAGCCAACCCCCTTGTCCCCTGCTTACCGAGTGATCCCAGTCAAGCGAGGAAAGTATCAGAACGGGATTTGTTCATCGTTATCGTCAACCTTGCGTCCCTCGTATTTAGGCTTTGCTGGCGCAGATTTGCCCTGTGTCGCGTTTTGTTGCTGCTTGGGCTTCACTGATAGGCTGAAGAACTTCTTGCCGTCTTTCTTGGATTCCTTGATCCATGCGTTGAGCCAGAATTCCGTTCCCTCAATGTTGATCGAGCCATTGTAGTCGGCGTGACTATCTTGTTCTTTTTTGTCGTTCTTGAAGAGCGATCCGCGGTTGGTGTTATCGAATTCCATATTTATTGTTGTTCTGTTGTTGTTTGTGCTTGTTTCTGTTTCTGCCAGATTTCAACGCCTGTATTGGTTGAGATGAGGCAAATTTCTTTGTTGTTTCGTTGCGCGTCTTTAATGGCATTATCCATCATCCACTTTTCGTGTGGTAGTTTATATCCATTAGTTAGCGGAACGAATCCGTTTTGTTCTGCGTATTCAATTGTCATTGTCTTGTTTGGTTAAATCGTTATTTGTTTGATGGAGCTTGCATCCTCCTGAGTAGATGAATACACCTTCCATGCCCATGTAGCCTGCGCCATACTCGTTATCCATGACTGGGCAAGTGCAACCTTGTTCGATTGCTGCCTTGCTTCCGGGGTTTGGTATGTTAGATCGTTCCATTTGCTTGTCCAATCCAGAACGCAAAGTCCTTTGGTGATAGTGCGTCCTCTGTGCCTTGTTCAACGATTGTCCAAATTGCTTTGGCTCGTTCTCCTCCATCCATGCCTTGCTCGATCTTGTCTTGAGCGTCTGCACCTTCTTGGAAGTCCAGCGGGAATTCGGCCATCAATCGTTCTGCCAGCGGTGTCATTGTAGTGGTCATATATTTATTGAATCTGAAGAAATGTTTTTATTAGTTGTGAGCAACGTTCATCTTGAAAATTTCAAGTTAGCGCGAATTGAAACTTGTGCTGTATAAACTTTTGTTTTTGTTGGAAGCGATGATTTGCTCATTGCCCACACTAAATTTTTTGCTGATTGAGTTTGTTTTTTCATATGTATGTATTGTCGTTTGACGAGTTCAAATCTACAGCATTGCTAAAACGGGTCAACATTATTTTCAAAAAAAGCATCCCACTCCGCAACCGCATCAATGCTGGCTTTGCGGTCTTCGGTGTTCGCTGAACCGCTTGCAGACTCGCTGAAATTTTTTTCATATATTTTTCTTGCCTCCTGATAGTTTTTCTCAGCAAGCGCAAATCGAGACTGAATGCGGTTCTCCCATATTCCTATGCTTGTTTCCAGAAGCATGAGGCAATGCTCGTATGCGTGATCTTTATTCATGTATCTCCTCAAAGCGTGAAATCTCTCCGCGCATTTTTACTGGAACGAATACGTCTCTTTGACCTCTGCGATTCTTGTCTATGCGGATGCGTGACGTTGGTTGTGCTGGTGCTGTCTTGCGGAAGCTCGGAGACTCCTTCTTCTTGTCATCAGGATGGGATATGATGAGTAGGAAATCTGTATGATGTCCGATTGCTCTGGACTCCCGCACTGCGCCATCGTCGTTAAGTTGCGATGCTGTCAACACCACGGAGTTTGCCTTGAGTGCTGTCAGCTTCAATCGACGTGATAGTTCACTCACTGCCTGCTCCCGATTGTCGGCGTTAGGCATCGTCACGATTTGTAGGTAATCGACAACAATCACGTCCGCCTTGCCAAGTGATGCGAGTCGTTGAGCCTCGGCGATGATCTCACCTACCTCGGACATATCGTCACGGATCGTCAGGTTCATCGTCATCAGTTGTGCGATTGCATTGGATATGTCCTTCGCACTGGCCACTGTTTTCCAGTCACTGACGGCACTTATCTCACGCATTGGAACAATTGTCTTCCCAATCAAATTGCAAGCCATTCGTTGCAGGATAGACTTCGCTGGCATTTCAAGGGAGAAGATGGTCACTGCTTTGCCGTCAAGGAGTGCGTTGAGTGCGGCCTGATAAAGCAAAATTGATTTACCTCCGCTGGTCTGCGCTCCGACAACGAGCATTTCACCTCGTCTCATGCCGCCTCCGAGGAGCTTGTCAACCTTTGGAATTCCAGTGGCGAAGTTTTCCAGTGGTGACTTGTTCTCTAGATCGTCAAGGAAATCGCTCAGATGCTCTTTAACGCTCTTTGAATTGGTTTCTGGCTGGATGGCATTAGCCAGTGCATCGGCGATTGCTGGCAGGTCTGCTCGCATCGCGCAAACGTCATCGTGCGCGTTGTCCCATGTCTTGATAGCATCTCGGTAGCCTTTCGCCTTGAGAAGTTGCGAGCGGTAGTCTGCTGCTGTCTCAACGCACATAGCACCCGGAGCGAGGAAGATTGTCTTGAGGATTTCAATGACTCCATCCTTTCCTCCAGCGGCATTTAGCTTGCCAGTAGTTTCAAGGTCAGAAATTGCCCCCAGTGCGTTTGTGCTGCCTGTCCGCTGGTAAACCCTCTCCAGTGCCTTGAAGATCAGCTTGTGTTGCTCCAATGCGAATAAGTCAGAGTTCCATGCGAGGTGCGGTAGAACCTCTGGATCGATTGCGATTAGTGACAATGCCGCTTTTTCAGCGGTGATGGCGATTGGTAGTGATTTCATTTTGAATCAGAGACGAAAGCAATTGCACCAGAATCTTTGTCGCCAACAAGAGTTATTGTTTTTCCAACAACTAATCCGTTTGTGACGATTGGACGTTTGTCATTTTCAAATTGAGAAAAGATAGACTCAAGCCAAAGTTTGAAATCCTTACTGTCTCCAAATTCTCCTGTTTTTTCGTAATTGACATTAACCAATATTTTATCGGTTTGTTCATCGACTGTGAGAGAAATTTTTCTCTGCGGTAATTGTAATAGGTGTGTTTTCATTTATTCTCCTCCAAGAAGTCTGAATGCTGTTGCCGCCACAAGTGGAACTTGTCCATTTCCAATGGCTTTAAGTCTGTTTGACCAATTGGCCACGCCATCATCTGCTCTGATGTTTCCGGATTGAATCTCCCGTATTGCCCATTGTTCGCCTGTTTCATTCCCAATCGCACCAAAGCAACTGCCAAATCGAAGTTTTCTTTGAATCTTGATTTGAAATAATTTATGTTTTTGCTTACTTTTTTGTGATCTCCTGCTTTTGGAGTAGGCAAGTATCCATATTCTTTTTCTTCTATGAGTTCCTCCAACATTGTCTGCTCCCACAACTCCCCATCGTGCATCATACCCCATTTCGGAAAGATCGCCAAGCACTCGGTCAAGTCCTCGAAGAGTAAGCATTGGTGAGTTCTCCACGAATGCGTATTTAGGTCGTATTTCGCCAATGATTCTGGCCATTTCTCCCCAAAGTCCGCTTCGTTCACCTGTGATTCCAGCTCCTTTACCTGCTGCTGAGATGTCTTGGCAAGGGAATCCTCCGCAGACAACATCAACTTTTCCGCGCCAAGATTTCCCGTTGAATGTGGTGACATCATCCCAAATTGGGAACTTTGGCAAGATGCCGTCTCGTTGTCTTTGAAGTAGGACTTTTCGGCAGTAAGGTTCAATTTCGACAGCACAAACTGTGGTATGTCCGAGAAGCATCCCGCCGAGGATTCCTCCCCCTGCTCCAGCAAATAAGTGTAGCTCATTCATTTTTCTTTCTATTTTTTTGGTTGTATTTATTTTGTTTAGCAAGCCCGTGAGTATGTCATCTCAGCCTGATGCTGCTTGGGTTTTACCCAGTCAGCTTTGAAGCTCTGCCATCCACGGGTCACGCATTCTGTCAGTGCGTCTTGGAGTGTCAAGCCTGCAATTTCAGATTCTTTTTCAATCATGGCTAATGCAGTTTCTGTTAGCGGTGCGCGTTTAGCTTTGCGGAGTGTGAGAAAGTCATTCCAGACTTGTTGAGAAACTGACTCTGGTTTTTCAAATGTTGCCTTGGTGGGTTTATTAACTTTACCCGTTGGTAAAGGTAATAAATCTTGCTGTGTGTCTATATTATTAGGTATTTCATTATTAGTATTAGGTATTTTATTATTAGTAATAGGTATTTGGGTGCGGTTTTTCCACAGTGTGGATTCACCACCCTGTGGGAAACCCGTAGGGTGGTTTTCTGGTAGCTCTGACACATGGAAATTTCCAAGAGTTGCGTTCTGAGCAAACCTTACCCCGACATACCAACCGATTACTTTGCCTGCTGAATCCTTCCTCTGGACATCCTCAATGAATCCAGCTTCCTTCAGTTGCGCCTTCGCTTTTGTAAACTTGTCTCGACCCCACTGAAGACCGTTCATTGCGTAATCTGATGTCGCATGAACCGCCGTGTTTTTCTGCCACTTGCGCGTGTAAGCGTAAAACGTGTAAAGGGCGATACAATCTCCGGGGTTATCCATCTTGAGTAACCTGTCAATTGTCGGCTTAGTAATTCCGATTAAGTGATCCTCAATCGAACCTTCTGCCATTGTCTGGCATCTCTCGTATTGTTCTATTTTAAATTGCATAAGAAAAGAAAACCCCCGCCTCAAGTAGAACCGCATTATCAAACGACAATGCCATGAGGCAGGGGTAAATTGGTTTTGTGTTTTTTACATCGGGTTCTAAGCGATGCGCTTCAACTGAAGCTACACTACATTAGGCGTATCGTGCGCCTTTGTAAAGTGAAATCCTGCGGCAACGTGCGTTGTCTCGTTTGGCGATGAAATCACCAATGCGGATGATCAATCCAGTTTTTGCAGCGGCATTGAATATCGCTCCAAATGCGTTTGGATGGTTAGGAGGATCACCAGCAAGCTGCCTGACATCTTCGGCACTGAATGACATTCCACTTGATGCCATTGCTTTTATGATTGCCAGTGCCGCTTCCTTCCAATCGTCTGGAGTGTTGTTCAGCACCTTTTCGCATCCAGATTCCTTGAGAGTATATCCACTCAT